AAGTAGCCATTATGCAAGTAAACCTCCAGGTCTTTTCTGTTTAATTAATTCTGTCTCTATAGCTGCTGATAATGCAACCCCTAATGCTCTGCCTTCTTCCTCATCTCCTTCTACATTAGAACCAGAAGCATCTACATTTACAACAATATTTGTTGAACCACCCATACCACCTAATTCATGGTTTGGAATTATAGTACCTGGTCTGTCAGGAACAAATAATTCAGCACCTCTTTCTCCAACGATTGAAGGTTTACCAACAGGAGGTCTACCACCATCAGCAAAGAATCCACCAATACCAGGGATTGCTCTTAGGAAAGAAGTCGCAGCAAAATTTATAAGTTGTCTTTGGATCGCTCCAAAAACACTACGAGCAACATCGCCAAGAGTCTTAGTTCCATTTATCGCACCTTCGATTGCATCAACAAGACCTGATTGAACTGTACTTGCAATACCTTGATATAAAGTATTTACACGTTCAAGTTCTTGCTGTAAACGTAAAGCATTTTCAAATTGTTTTCTTTCTTCTTTATTGATTTCTTTATCAAACTCAAGAGCTTTTCTATCAAATTCTCTAAGTTTTTCTCGAATTTCAGCTTCTCTTGTTCCTAAAGTAAGAGATTCATTTAAAAAGAGATTTTTATTTTCTACAGACTTTGTTATTTGATTATATTGTTCTGCTCTTAACTTTTCTAAATCAAGATTTTCTTTATTCGTTTCTTTGCTTACCATCAAAGCAATAATTTCTTCATCTATTTCTGCCTTTCTTTTTCTAGACGCAGTTTCTCTTTCAGCAACTAAATCCATTACTTCTTTATCAGTGCTCGTTTTTGCTTCTCCAAGAAGTTGCCTTCTCCTTAAACCAGTAACTCTTTCAGTTCCTCCTGTAAACAATTCAGCAGCTTTAGCAGCGACTTGAGTAATAAATTTAGTTATTGAAGATTGAAGTTCTCTTGTTGATTCTGCAAAATCTTGTAATGCTTTTACTCCATCTTCTCCAACTAATTGTTCCATATCTTCCATAACTAAATTAAATGCAGCTTGTTTACCCTGTGTTTTTTCTATCAGTGCTATATATTCCGCTTGAGGTGTTCCTGCAAGACCCAACGCAGTAGTAGCAGCACTAACATCAAAAGAAAAGAAACTAACCGCTTTTCCTAATTCTTCTAATTTTTCTTTTGCAGTTGTAAGTTGTTGTAAAACAGCAGTAGCAACAAGACCTCCTGCAAAGCCACCCATCTGTCCGCCCATTTTTGTTCCTAAAAATCCACCAGCAAAACCAGCAGCACCTCCTAATGCACCTTGTCCGAATAGTAATGGAAATGCACCACTAACTAAACCACTTTGTAAAGCACCACCACCCAATGCACCTTTTCTTAAGTTGCCTAGAAATCCTTGATTCATGCCAGGAAACATTCCTTGTTTTTTTCTTATTTGATTTCCTTTAATATTCAATTCATTTTGTTTGGCTATAGCAATATTTTGATTTTTTATAGCTTCTGTAAGAATGTTGTAATCTCTGCCACCTACTTTTACTTGTTTTCTTAAATTCTCAAACGCTTCTATAGCAGCTTCTTGTTGTAACTGTGTTTTTCCAATTACTTTTCCTGTTTTATTTACTTGTTGTGCATATCTTTTGATTTGACCTGTTGCCTCTGCAACTTGATCTCCTACCTTTCCTCTTATTGCTTTTCCTAAATCTAAACTTCTGATTTTACTTACACTATTTTCTAATTCTTTTGCTTTAGCCTTTGCCTTATCAAGTTGATTTAATCCAATAGTTCTAAATTTTATATTTACACCATATTCTCCTGCCATGAGATTCGACCTAAAAATAAAACTTTATTTTAGTGTACCGCTTTTAGCGTTTTCCTGCTCGTGATTTATCCTTTGCATTTTGTATTGCTTTATCTTCTAGTTCTCTTTTTAATTCAAAAAAAGCTACCCAATGTATAAGTTCTTCCTGAGTTAACTTATTGGTTAAATCTTTTATTGTCATTCCTAACTCTTTTGCTAAGAAAAATATAAAAAACCAATCATTTTTAGCTTTTTAAATCTGCCTTCGCTTCCTCCAATTTATATTCTGCACCAGAATTTAACATTGCAAGTTGAATATCTTGTAGTGTCGTAGCATTTACTTCTCTTCTTAATGATGCTTTATGACCATCTTGAAATAACCTTTTACCATCTTTATCTAATGCTTTTGTAATCATAAGATTCAAAGCAAAATCTTCACTTGAAGCTGAATCTCCAGATTTTCCAACAATCATTTCTCTCTCTGCAATAGTTAATGGATTCCAATAAATCTCTAAAATTGTTATATCTCCTTCTTTTAATTCATACATATACTTTTGGCTCACACCAAATTTGTTCTTGAGCAGTTCAATCGCTTCCATAGTAATCTAATATAATATTTATATTATACTTATATTAGGCATTAGCAGTAAATTGGCAAGATATTAGACCGACAAAATGACTTCTATCTTCAATCTCTAGTGGGGTCACACCATTAATATCACGAACTCTTGGTTTGCAATTAAATGTATCGCTATAACCAGGAGCATTAACAGAAGTAAGTCCATCAATAACAGCTTCTCCTATCGCAGAAAGCGTTGCAGTGCCTTTACCCTTTGGAACATACACATTACATTGAATAACACCAGCATAATAATCTGAAGCTGCTCCCTGATTTTGTAATGTTGCCTGAGTAAATTCAACTGACATTAAAATATATTTTTTACTTTTGCCAGGTGTAGTGTAATGAACATTGTCATAAACCATTTCAACAGTATTATCTGCTGCTGCAACTGCGTCTGTTACTGCCTTTTCAAAAGCTGCTCTTGCGTTTACTAAAGTCATAATTAAAATTCAGTATATTTAATACCAGCAGGTCTTTGTGTTGCAGTAGATCCAGGAGAGTTATTGAATGTTGTACTACCTCCAAGAAATAACTTACCTTTATCTGTCATGGTTTCTTTTATCATTCTTCCTAATGATCCTTGAATAAATAACTGTAATTTACCACCTTCTAAGGCATAAACAGAATATTCAACTCTATTACCGATAAAAACTGATCTCCTATAATTAAATGCTCTTTTTACAGGAAATCTAGGTTCTATTACAGGTTTTACATTGTAATAACCAGTAGATTTATTACCTGCATTAGCATTACGATTTTTAAGAAATTCTGCTGTAGCTTGTTGTTTTATACCAGCCCACGGAGAAAACTTTTCAATAGCATCTCTAGGTTTTACAGGACTCCCTTGTGCAACCCAACTTGAAGCAAAGAAACCTGTATAAACAGGACTATGTTTTTTTGTTGATAAAGTACGATGAACTTTTTTTATAAGAGCATTAAAATCTCTTGATATATTTTTATCTAAATCTTTTGGTAAATCTCGAAGAGTTCTTGTAACCATTAGAACCTCACGATAATAATATAAAGATAAACTTGTCCACCTTTTTTGGTATCAATATCAACTATTTGTGCAACTCTGTTTGACCCACCAAAACTTAATGTAATTTCATCATCTAAATCTGCCTGATTATCTCCTATCTGATCTGGTGTTATATACAATTTTGCCTGTCTCATTTCTTGTCCAGTTTCTTCTTCAGAACGAACAAAAGATATTGGGACTTTAATGCTGTAGCTAGTATCAGTTGTAGTCAGAGCACCAGTAGAAGTATTGTAGGAAGGAGATGCTTTTTTTGTATAAGTAATACTGTGGTCAAATGAATCTCCAAGTTGTGCTACAACACTTTTTGCAACATCTTTAAATAATGAATCAAGTTGACCTGCCATTATCCTCTAACTACCCTCATTTGAAAACTACCTGCTCCACCTAGCATATATGCTCCAAGATAACTTTGTAGCCACGGGTAAACGTCAAGAATATTATTTATAGATCCTGTTCCCTGACTTGCAGTATTATATTTAACTTGCAAATCTCCTAATTGTACCTCAGAAAAATTACCATCTTTACCAGTAGTACCAGTAATAGCATCAGTATCATTTGCCAAAGCTCTAGCTAATTCATATTGTGCATATTTGATGCCATTAGGTATTGTTGTACAAGCTAACTCAACTCCATCAACTTGATAATTAGTTCTGGGAAACTTTAACGCCTGACTTTCATCACATCTATCGCCATAAAAAACTAAGGTATCAATCCATCTTGTAGCTGATATTAATGCTCTTTTCTTCTGGTCATCTGTTTTGTTTGTCCACGTTGAAGAATCTGGAGAGGTATCAAAGTAATCATTAGCTTCAGATAAAGTGACATAGCTATTAGCAGTTTCACTTTTTATAGTTGCAATTATGGTAGCTGCCACGATTATTAAAGTAATTTAGTTTTATTGTAGCGTAAAGAAAAAACCCCACCAATAATTGATGAGGTTT